TGAGAGTCCTAGCTGGGCCCCGGCGGCCGCCGCCTTTTTGAGTTGTCCAGTTCAACGTTGACCCGATCGGATATTTTCCCGACTCAGACTCAACATAAAAACTATTGTTGTTTGCAGTTCCAGTTATTGGGCGGCTATCAAGTTCGATGGTTTTCATTTCGATCTCCGTTGCTTTGTCCTTATCTCTAGTTCCTATAATACACCAATATGGGAACAATGCAAGCCCTGTCACGCGACAATCACGAAATATTTTTCAGGCATTGGTCGTATGCGCGAATCAGTAACGCACTCATCGACGCGACCTCGATTTGTAGATCTGTTTCGCTCGTTTTTTTATCAGATGGTATACGTGCGCCGAGTGTTTCCCTCCCAGATCAAACAGCGCATTGTGCCGCCGTTCTTGCGTCGGCTCGCTGGCGACGAATTCGGCAGCTTTTTCTATCTCTGCCGGCGATGTCATGTCAACGCCTTCCATGGATGGCCAGCTGAGGGCTACGTTCGTCATAGCGCCAGCCTTGCGCGCAGCGATTCCGGCCTGCAGATGCACTGCACCGTTCCGCGCCGCAATAGGCTGCGAACCGTTGGCAGGTACCGCGGCTCAAACTCGACCCATTGGCCGGGCTTGCGGGCCAGTTCGATGAGCACGGTTTCCTGCATGGTTGTGAGTCCGTTATAGGCGCGGCTCATTTCCGATATCCTCGCGCCCGACGCTCGAAAACTTCGGCGCATGAAATGCAAAGTCTGCATCCCGGTAATGCAACTTGGCGCGCTGACGGGATTAACTCTCCACACTCGTCACATTCGTCGGCGGTGGCACATTCAGGCCGGCGGGATTCTTCCTGCGACTGCCGGCGTATTTCTTCCAGCGTCTGCCGCATCGCGCGCTCCATGGCACTCTGTGCTCGATCCGCATCATCGGCCATGATTGCTACCCTCGCTATCGTTTGATTTCTCGATCTCAATACGCACTGCGTACTCCTTCGGCACGCCCTTCTCCTGGGCATAGCGCCAGGTCACGCGCGGGTCGGCGTCGTCTATGTCCATGCGGTCGGCCACGGCATCACGGCAATTTTTGAAGCTGGCCTGCAGGTTGTCGCCATCCAATGCGCGCGGCGCAATGCGTGTGAGCGTTACAACCGTTGGGCACGTCACGGCATAGCTCGGCACCATCAAAAATGTCGCGCGACGCTCGGCCTTGGATCGGCGGTGACGCGCACGCCTGCATAGGACTGCTCGGCGGTGGTTTCGTGCTGGGTCAAATTTAGGGTTAGTTCTATGGTTTTTCTCCTAGTGAGTGATAGCGCTCAGGCCGGATAGCCGCGCCACCGTATGCGCGCGACTGTCTCCGGCTTGTCGCTGTTGCTCAATCCATTCCGACTGCGCGTCGGTTAGCCGGAGCAGCACCGTAGGTCGCGACCTGCGTTTGGCGTCGTAGCGGGCCTCTGCGGCCCGCTGCGCTTTGCTGCGTTCGGTCAATTTAAGCCGCCTGAAACTTGTTTAGGTAATCAAGCGCGCCCTCAAAATTTTCGAAACTGCCGAGGTAGCGCGGGAATGCAGGCTGCGGTTTACGGCTATAGACCCAGTATTTATCGACAGCCGGCACTAGCTTTTCGTGCTCGTCAAGGAAACCCGACGCATCTTCGGCGCGGTTAAACTCGCGCTCAATTACGTATTCCTGATCGTCAGTGGTGTGGATGATTTCTATGTTGCTCATGATTTTCTCCGGTTCTGGGGGTGATTCGCTCTAGTAAGTTCATCATGCCGCGTCTGAGTTTAGAATTAAACACCTTTCTTCTGGTTAGCTGAGACCATTCACGATCGCGGTACAGCCGCCGAATGCCTGCATTTCAAACCGCAGCACATGGCGGGTGATTATCACACGATCCCCCGCTTGCATCGGCGCGCGCGCCGGCTCAAGGTATCGGCTGTTAACGTCCCAGCTTACGTCTTGTGCAGTGATGTTAATGATCAGGCCTTTTTTGAGCTCTCGGGTCTGCGTTTCTACTAGCGTGTCCACGTCTACCGATTTGCCCTCATTGTGTGCAAGTATCCTGTCAACGTCGGGAAATCGGCCTGGATAACCCACAGCCTGTGTATCGCCTACCGCCCAGAGCAGCTGCGCAGACGATAGGCAATAATAGCCCGCGGGGCGCTCATCGGGCGCAATATGTAAAGCGCACCCATCTGTTCCGATGATGCGCGCCCCATCGGCAAACACATACCGCAGGTATTTGCGGCACTCTTTCGGGTCGACGGCCATGGCGACCCACGCGAAGTGATCGGTTGACGCCTTTTTTAGTCCCTTGGGAGCCGGCGGTAGGAAATGCGCATACAGCCCGGCCAGTGCCGCGAACGTCTCGAAATCGTTGTCGCCCCTAACGTTCAGATGCTGAACGAGCGATTGTATTGAGGCTGCCGCGTCCTTCTTGCTCGGCTTGGGCGTGGTTGCTGCTTTCTGTAGAAAAGTAGTCATGATGTGCTCCTAGGTGCTGCCTGTACCGTTTCAGCGGGTAGCCGTATTGTATATACGGTCGACCCGGGCCGCGCGCTTTCTTGACTTCATACCGGCGGTCGGTGAGCGCTTCGCGCATGGCTTCGTAGCGGGCCTCTGCGGCCCGCTGCGCCTGGCTGCGTTTAGACATCTTCGCGTAGCTCGTCGCGGTATTTACACAGAATGCCGATCGCCTCGTCGTTAAGCCCCATACCCTCCTCATTCGCGATGAGCTCGAAATCACCGGCCAATTCAGCGAGTTGGGCGTCTGTCGTTTCGGCAGTCACACTTTCACTCATCCCGTCGTACAGCCAGTCGCCCACCTCGTTTTCTGACTGCAGGTCATACGCTCCGACGAGAAAAGATTCATATGTCGCTTCATCACAGTGTAGGCCGCTGGTATCAGGGCGTGTTGCCGGCTCAATCTGGTGCAGCGCAGCGCGAGCCGCTTCGAGCGTTTCATATTCACCATGGGCATAAACCGACCAGTCATTCGTCGTGCCACACCAGCCGTCTGTTATTTCTGGTCGGTCGCCGCTGTTGCCGCGCATTGGCTCGTTTCGTATCTCTATTGTGTTGCTGTTCAGATGCTCGGCAGCGTTCGGTCCGTTGTAGTCGGTACTGATTACGTAATAATTGCTCATGGTGCTCTCCGGTTTATCGTAAATTACAGCAGATTTCATAATATTCTCCGTTTGCCTTGGCGAATTCCTTAGTGTGTGTACACTATATCATCTGGGTTACCCATAGTCAAGCGTTTCAGAGCAATATTTATAAGACTTTGGTCGTATGGCGTGGTGTGCATGTCACGCTCTGGCGCTTGGCTCGCTGATAGCGCTCCCGTGTCTCAACCAGACATTCGCCAATTCGCACCGCTCGGCAGAAACGCACCACGGCCCGGCATGCCTCGCATGTCACGCTCTGGCCCTCCTGTGCGACACGGCAGCCACGGCCCATGGTATAGCCGCACAGGCTTTCGTCGGGCATGGCCGGATGTTCGATATGCACTTCGCGATCGCTCATTTCTGTCTCCGGTTGTTTTATAAGATGGAATAAATTTTAGTTGGACTCAACCTCTTCGCTCATGATGCGAATAGCCTCTTCGTCGCTACCCGCCTCGATGACTTCGAGAATGTCGTCATCGTCGTTGCAGTCGAAAAAAATCGCGCCGAGGTCAATGTCCGTCTCGGCTAGGCTGTAATGCTCCACATCGATCCCGGCAATAGCCGCGGCAGCAATGCGGTGCGATCCAGTCAATGCCTTGGGCTCGTTGCTCTCATCGTCGTCAATCAATACTGGGTTGCCAGTCCATCCGTTTTTCTTCATGTCGTCAGCGATTGTCGCGAGCTTGTTGGTGTCGGTGACTGCATGTAGCGGGGTTATGTTCATCAGATTGTCCGGTTGCTTTGTCCTTATCTCTAGTTCCTATAATACACCAATAGGGGAACAATGCAAGCCTGTCACGCGACAATCACCAGATATTTTGCCGGGCGTGTGACAGCTACATAGAGTAGGCGACACATCGTCTCGATTGACGAGCACGACTGCATGTCGCGCCAGTCAATTATGGCCACGTCAAAAGTGCCGCCCTGAGCCTTGTGTGCCGTCATGCTGTACAGCAAGCGCAGATCCGCATACTCATCCTGTATCTGCTGGATCATCGCCCCCGCATCCTGGTAGCCGGTACGCGCCAGGCTAGCGCCATGCGTGTCGCCTTTATCGCTACACGCTTTTTCCAGCCGCTTGTCGCGGGCGTGCGTGCTTTTGAGCGCGCCCACAACGCGGCGTAGGTCGTCGGCTTTGGCGGGGGTATACACATCAACCCGCTCGCCACCATCCAGATCCAGCCCTACGGTTAGGCAGTCAAGAACCGCCACGCCGTGCTTTGCAGTGCCGTCACTCACAGCCGCAACGCGCGCGTTGCTATTCGTCGGCACTCTCTCGCCGTACCGCGCGCCGAATGTAACGGGGTCGCCAGCCACTAGCCGATGCGCGCCTTGCGGGTGTAGTGCCGCGGCCACCATGCGGCCTATGGCGTCCACGGTCTTGTTGCGGAACGCGATTGCGCGTGCGTCTAGCCTGGCACGCACAGCGCTTTGCGTGTAGTCCGCGACGGCGGCCACGCCACCCGTGGCGATAGACACAGCACTACTGCCGTCGGCAGCGTCGCCAGCACGCTCGGCCAGCTCGCCCACGTCCGGCTTAGTGCCGGCCTCCAAACACTCGCGCACGTACATCGACGCACGGATGATTGGGCTACCCTCGGCCTGGCGTACCACTTCACTCAGCCGGTGCTGATCCTGTACCCGCGCGAATACTGGCGAGCGGGCCTTATGGTTTCCGGGATCGACAGGTGGTAACTGGGCAGGGTCTCCTACCCAAAGCATACGCAGGCCGCAACGCGCTGCCAGGCTGAAAAACGAATCAAACATGCGGTCGTCAACCATGGATGACTCATCCACCACCACCACGTCCACGCCAGACAGCCTGTGCGCGCCTGACTCAACCGCCGCCTGGCTTTTGGCGCTGAATCGCCACCCTAGGGCGCTGAAGATGGTTGAGCAGCACACAGCGGCGCGCGTGTCGGCAGGTAGGGCCGCGCGTAGCTGTGCGACTGCCGTGTGTGCGTGGGCCGCAAGGTGGATGCTATAACCCTTGTCTACTAGCGCCTGGACTATGTGGCCCACGGTGTAGGTCTTGCCTGTGCCGGCGTGTCCGGCCAAGACTGTGTGGGTGTGGTCTGTTTCGCCTGACAGGCATTGTAAAATAGCCGATGCGGCTGTTTGTTGCTGGGGGGTGAGTGTCATATGTAATCCCAAAAAAAAGTCTGTCGTCCTACCCGGTGGTGGCGGTGCAGTGATACACCTCGGGAAGAACGACAGACTTTTGTTTATCACTGAATATCTTAGGGCCACCACAGCCGTTGGTTTATTGTGCCGTAGTTACGGCGTTGGGGCAATCATTTTTCTAAGGTGCCGACGGTGCCGGCGGCATTTTTAGGGGGTGTCGGCACCTTTTTTCTTTTATACATCAATGCTTTAATCAAAGGTGCCGACGGTGGGGTGCCGACACCCTTATATACTCTATATACATATAAGTGTCGGCGGCGTCGGCACCCTTAGTATGCTGCTGATTCTGCTAAAAAATTAGGTGCCGACACCCCCTGTCGGCACCTGTCGGCACCTGTCGGCACCTTTTGCACGTTAGCCATGCAATTCAATAGGTTATTTGACGTGTTTTCGCTCATGCGTCCAGTTATACCACCGACAGCCGCCGTACGCAATGCCTTATTCATTGCTTGGCCGCCATGTATTTAATCGACTGGCTGGTCTTTGTCGCAATGACATAGCCGTCATCTGCCATGCGGGTTAGCAACTCGTCACGTTCGGCTTGCGTCAGAGACTGAAACGGCCTGCAAGTCTTGGCGATTTCTCTTGCAGTCATGTTCTTGCCGCGTGTAAACAGCACCTCAAGGACACGCTGAAAAACATCAGGCCCATCATGATCCAGCGCCGTCACCTCCAGCCGCGGCACGATCTGCATCAAGCACCGCTCGGCCCATAGTCCGCACCAGCCCGCGATTTCGGCAGTGACACACGGACGCTCCGGCTCATCCCAAGCCGCCAGGCTGCACGCCATGCGCCGCACGGATTGCATGTAGCCATGCACCATGCCCCGCCACGCCTGGCGCTCTGGCGTATCCATATACCTAATCATCCGCGCGCGTGCGTGTTCATATATCTCATGCACGTTGTCGCCTTCGCTAACCGTCGTCATCTGCGGCGGCATGGTAGCCGTCTGTTCAGCACCCGCAATGCCAGGCACTGACCGCACGCTCTTGGCGTGCTCGATCAATGCCGCCGGTATCTCGGGCCTATGCCCATCGCTAAGTTTTGCATCCTCGCTGGGGATAACCATCAACGTCTGCTGCAGCGTGCCGCGGCCGTACTCGCTGCGCTGTGCCAGCGCCGACAGGTGATCATGGGATAGAAGGGACATCATCGTGACGGTCGGGTGATAAATATCGCACTCATCCCAGCGGCGCTCCTTGTTGCCACTTACTGCCGTATCCGGGTCGATATAAAGCGTCGATCCCGTATAGCAATCATGCAACACAGCAAGCGCCGACTCCTGCGCGCCATTCTGCTGCTTGCGCGCGGTTTGTACGGCATAGCCGTATTCGTCCGTTATCCAGTACAAGCGCGGACACCTGAGCAGCGCCCTATATACCAGATAATCGGATGATAGCTTGCCGCCACGCATTGAATGACGGTCGCCGATAGCTTTAGTAAGCCCTAAAATTGCGCCCTTCATCGGCCGCATGCCAGCCACGCTACTATCGCAGACACCGAAAAAAGTAGTTGTAGGCTGGCCTTGCCGGGTCACATAGCGACGTGCTGTCGTGGCGCCGGCAAACGAAAGCACCACCTGTCGCACTGCATCGTGCTTGTATGAGTGCACCTGATCTTTCAGCCATTGCTCAGCGGTTTTCAGCATGTTTACCGGTATGGGGCCTGGATCTGGCGGCGTCTCTTTTACGGGCTCCTTCGGCGCCTTGGCCTTAATGTCGATCACATTGCTAGGCGCCACACGCCCCATCACCCCATCCACAATACGCTGATCCTCAGCGCTTAGCGGCGGCGTCTCTAGCCCCAGCATATCCGCCGCGGTGGCCACGGCCGCGGACACATTGCCGTTGCATTCCACCTGGCAGTACACACTAAACGCGTCATGGCTGAAGCCGTCGCTGAGTGGGTCGCTGCCATGGTGGCTGTATATGCGGTCGCTGTCAGGCAGCCGAACAACGCCTGGAATGCCCGTGCTGCTGTCAGGCGCCATCCAGCGCGTGCCCGCGGCACGGTAGCCGTTTGCGACCAAGCTATCGCCTGGCGAATAGGCACGGTTGAATGTGCCAATCACATCGCCGCCCCCCGCGGGCGGGCTGTATGTCCTGGCCGTCACGCCTTGCGGCACACGCGCCGGCTGTGCCTTGGCCCATGGGCAGGCCGCCTGCATGGCTTCCTTCGCTAAGCCCCACTCCCGCCAGATTTTAGCCAGCGCGTCCGGCAGCTCCGGCAGTGCGCGCCAGTCGCCTATCCACTCATAAGGCGCGCCAGTGTCTGGGTGTACTGAGGGTGGCAACACGTCCTGCGTCGCACCCGCGCGCAGCTCCAGCACGCAGCCGGTATCTGGCCACGTGAGAGCGTGGCGCTTGTTCGGCCCGTCGGCCGGCGCGGAATACAGCAGCTTCGCGCGGTTCTCGCGCCCGCTGCTGATCTGCACGGCATCCGGCGCTGCTAGTAGCGCGTCCAGATCCACGGCGACCGCGGCCAGGGCGTCACGTGCGCAAGCCATATCATCAATGTCGATCGCGCACGTGCCGGACAGGCCGTGTACCACGCCCATGTTGGCGGTGCACTCGGCGGCCGCAGCGCCGGCCTGCTGCCAGCCACTACCGCGCGGCGCCTTGCTGTTAGCGGGGATGGCGCAGAGCGCCCAGCCGTGGGTTATGTAGTCTTGGGGTGTCATGTAGTCACTGCCTCTTGTCCGCTGTGATATAGGATGAATCCGTCCTTTTCTAGCGGGCCTTGATCCAATGGGTATGCGGTTCATCCCCGCGTTCGCGGGGAACGGCCATATTTCGTAATGGCAATATCGGCGTATTTCGGTTCATCCCCGCGTTCGCGGGGAACGGAAAGCTGCCCCGCTGCTGCATGGCCTCGTATTCGGTTCATCCCCGCGTTCGCGGGGAACGGACCACCAACCAAAGGAAAACACCATGAGCAACCTGGTTCATCCCCGCGTTCGCGGGGAACGGGTGCTAGCAGGCATTGCGGCTGGCACGGGATACGGTTCATCCCCGCGTTCGCGGGGAACGGGCCATTTCATTTCAATATGCATTACTTGCTCCCTTCTAGGTATTCAATCAATATCGTCATCACGCCGAAGCTGGGATTCTGCGCCGTGCCGTTCTTGATGCGCCGTATGGTTGCCTCATGTACACCGCAGCGACGGGACACCTCCCGCGCGTTTCGGTCTGCTAGCGCTTCTCTTACTTGCTCAAGGTTCATCATGTTTTCTCTCTCTGGGTTGTTGACATGCCATGCATTCTGCATTACATTACACGCTCAGTCAACACATCAACCGAGCAAAACAAATGACCAACCTAACCCAACTAGCCCACAAATGGCAGGCTGCCAAGGCAGACGAAAACGCCGCCCGCGACGCCCGCATACTTATTGAACAGGACATCATCGAGCATACCGGAGTCCGCGACGAAGGAGCCAGACGCCACGCCGCAGGCGATTGCAGGATTACCGTCACAGGCCGCATGACCCGCACGCTCGACGCCGACAAGTGGCGCGAGATTGAGCACAGCATCCCCGAAGCGCTGCGGCCGATTAGCTACCAGCCGACACTGGATGTCGGCGGCCTTCGCTACCTGCAGGACAACGAACCGGATGTTTATGCGGCCGTTGCTGATGCCGTGACGGTTAAGCCCGGCAAGCCGGGCGTGTCTGTGGCGCCCATTAAAGGAGCAAAATAATGTCTATCTCACTAGACAGCATCAAACGCAACACCATCAGCCGCGCACCGCTTATTGTAGTGCACGGCCCGCCAGGCGCGGGTAAAACCTACTTCGCCGCGCATGCGCCTAACCCCATTGTGATCCGCGCCGAGGACGGCCTGGGCGCATTGGACGTGGACGCCTTCCCGCCGGCGGAAACCTACCAGGACGTTATCGACGCGCTGGCGTCGCTGTTCGATGACGGCCACGGGTACCAGTCTGTTGTTATCGACAGCCTGTCAGCATTGGAGCCGCTGATCTGGGCACAAGTTGCCCGCGATGCGGGGGTGAAAAACCATGAGGAAATCGGCTATGGCAAGGGCTACATTCTAGCCATGGACTACTGGAATGACGTTATGAGCGCTTGCAAGGCGCTTTCACACAAAGGAATAACGCCAATCCTGATTGCGCATAGCGCAATTGTCCGATATGACGCGCCGGACGCTGACCCATACGACCGGTATCAGATCAAGCTCCACAAGCGGGCGTTCGCGCTCATGGTAGAACAGGCGGACGTGATCGGCTTTGCCAACACGCCGGTACACGTCAAGAAGTCCGAAGAGGCCAAGAACAAGGCCGTCACGAAAGGCAAGCGCCAGTTGCAGGTATCCGAAACCCCAGCCGTCATTGCCAAAAACCGCTACAGCATGCCGGACACAGTGCCGCTTGAATGGGGCGCGTTTGCCGAGCATGTGCCGTTTTACCAGGCCACCGCACCCACCACCGAATAAACACCGCACCACCAACCAAAGGAAAACACCATGAGCAACCTCACAGGATTCAACGCCGCAGACGTCGAGCCGCAAACTGGATTCGATCCCATCCCGGCCGGCTGGTACAACGTCATGATCGTTGACAGCGAAATGAAGGACACCAAGGCAGGTACAGGCAAATACCTGCAACTGCGCCTGGATGTTATCGACGGGGAATACAATAACCGCGTGCTGTTTGAGCGCCTGAACCTGGACAACCCGAACCAGACCGCCGTCGATATCGCACAACGCACGCTGTCCGCCATCTGCCGTGCTGTCGGCGTCATGTCGCCGGAGGACTCCAGCGACCTGCACGACAAGCCGCTACGCGCAAAAGTGGCGATTCGCCCGGCCAAGGGTGACTACGAGGCCAGCAACGATATCAAGGGCTACGAGCCCGCCGACGGAAGCTTGGCGGCCCCGGCTGCCAGTACGCCTGCTGCCAGCCCGGCCGCGGCCGCGCCTGCCAAGAAGCCCTGGGAAAAGTAGGCCGAGTGGTATAGGGCCGGTGAGAGCGGCCCTATTTCTAAAAAAAGCAGGTATATCAAATGACCGACATAACAAAACACCTACCCACCCAAACCGTCCAACGCATCTACGAGTCCTACGTCGCCAATCGTGAGCCGGCCCACCGCATGCACCTTGGCGGCAGCCAGATTGGTCACCACTGTACGCGCTACGTATGGCTGCAATTCCACTGGGCTGGCCATGAAGAACACGACGGCCGCAAGCTGCGGCTATTCGACCATGGCAATCACGAGGAGCCACGCCTGGTGGCAGACTTGCGCGCCACTGGCGCCAAGGTGTATGACGTTGACCCGGCAAGCGGGCGGCAATTCAGTTTCCCCGCATTCGGCGGCCATTTCGGCATCAGCCTGGACGGCTGCACGCAAGGCATCCCGGAATCTAGCGCCTGGCATGTCCTGGAATTCAAGACCGCAAATGACAAATCTTTCGCGGGCACCAAGAAAAAAGGCGTCGAGAAAGACAAGCCGCAGCACTATGTACAGATGCAGATTGGCATGCACTTGTCCGGCATGGAGCGCGCGCTGTACCTGATCGTGAATAAAAATACCGATGATCTATACATGGAGCGCGCGACATATATAAAAAAGACAGCCGAGCGCTACATGGATCGCGCCGAGCGCATAATATTCAGCGAAGACGCCAGCGACACGCAGAAAATCAGCGACGATCCGGCGTGGTATCAGTGCAAAATGTGTCCCATGCACGCGCTATGCCATACAGGGGGTAACGCCGAAGTCAACTGCCGCACCTGCCTGCACAGCACAGCACAGCGTGACGGCACGTGGCACTGCGCCAAGCATGACACGACGCTAGACGAAGCCACGCAGCGCGCGGGGTGCGGCGACCACCTGTACCGGCCGGGGCTGGTAGGGATTGGCAAGGCCGTCGATGCGGGGGATGATTTTGTGGAGTACCAAGCCACCACCACTGCCGGCGGCCGGCCAGGCGCCACATTCCGCAACGGCCCATACGGCCGGCACAGCTACACGTCCCGCGAGATAGAGCACGCCGCCGCGTTGCCGCTGAGTGACGATATGGAAGCGTTGCGCATGGGTATGGGTGCGGAGTTGCAGGAACTTAGCCACGAGCCGGCGGCCACCCATGATTAAACTACGCGATTACCAAGCCGCCGCACTCGCCAGCATCTGGGACTACTGGTGCACCGACAAAGGCAACCCGCTAATCGTGGCGCCCTGCGGCGCCGGCAAGTCGCTGCTTGTCGCCGAACTCACGCGCCAGCTATGCCAAGACTACGCCGCGCGCGTGCTGATACTGACGCACCGCGCCGAGATCCTGGAGCAGAATGAAGCCGAGCTGCGCCGCGTGTGGCCCGAGGCGCCGACAGGTTTTTACAGCGCCAGTGTGGGCCGCAAGGATCGCTACGCCGACGTGTTGTTTGCTGGCATCCAGACGGTGCACCGGCGGATACATGAGCTGGAGCCGTTTGATATTTGCATCATCGATGAGTGCCATTTGCTCCCCCGCAAGACGCAAACCATGTACGGCAAGACTGTGGAGACGCTCAAGCTGATGAACCCGCAGTGCCGATTCGTCGGCTATACCGCCAGCCCGTACCGGCTGGACAGTGGCCGGCTTGACCAAGGCAAGGGCGCGCTATTCGACAAAATCACCTATGACATCGACGTACAAACACTGATTGACAAGGGCTATCTGTGCGAAGTCGTCAGCAAGCGTGGCGCCGACGTGGCCGACACTGACGGCCTGCACAAGCGGTATGGCGAATTTATCAGCGCCGAAGTTTTCGAGGCCATGGACTCCGGCGGCCTGGTGGAGTCCGCCTGTGACGAAATCATAGAGTACGGCCACAACCGCCGTGCGTGGCTAGTGTATGCCACCGGCGTCGAGCATGCCGAGCATATTCAGCGGGCGATGCAAGAGCGCGGTATCGACGCGCGCATCATTACCGGCCAAACGCCCAAGGGCGAGCGTGCCGACACCATCGAGCTATTTCGCGCCGGCGGCCTGCGGTGCCTGATCAATATCGACGTGTTAACGATCGGCTTTAATGCGCCGATCTGCGACCTGTGCGCCTTGCTGTTTGCCACGGCCAGCGTGGCCAAATATGTGCAGGTAGTGGGGCGCATCATGCGCACGCATCCCGGCAAAGACAACGCGCTGCTGCTGGACTATGGGGGGAACGTGGAGCGCCATGGCCCGATAGACCAAATCAACATGACAGCGCCGAAGACACCTGGCGACAAGCCCGGCGATGCCCCGGCGAAGGCGTGTCCATCCTGCTTTTCGGTGGTGCACCTGTCCGCCAAGGCGTGCCCTGACTGTGGCTATGAGTTCCCGGACAACGGGCCCAACCATGAGGCCGAAGCCTATGACGGCGCGGTACTGGCCAGCCAGCGCAAGCCGCAATGGGTGGCAGTGCGTGGGGTTGATTACAAGCGCCACAAGAAGCCCGGCAAACCGGACAGTGTGCGCGTGGAGTACCATTGCGGATTGAAGACGCACAAGGACTGGCTGTGCCCCGAGCACGGCGGCCGAGCCACCCAAATGGCCGCGGCTAAGCTTTCGGCATGGGGCGTGACGTGCCCGCGCACTACCGACGATCTGCTGGCAATGGCGCCTGGCTTGCCGCAGCCTACGTTTATCAGGATAAAGCCGGATGGAAAATATGAGCGAGTCGCAGAACTACATTTTGAAAGCAAAAGCCCGGCAGATGCCGCAACCCGCGCGCCAGCTTAGGTGCTGCGCTACCTGTTTCAATCTGGATGACGAGGGACACTGTGAGATATTCGAAGCCAGCCCGCCGCAAGACTATATCGAGCAAGAAAACGACTGCCCCGAGTACGACGGGTGCGTGCCGTTCTGAGCACGTAGAGCAGCGCGATTTCGTTTCGTGGTGGCGCAAGACGCAGCCAGATCAGATCATCGGCATACCGAACGCCGGCCGCCGCGGCAAGGCGGAGCGCGGCCGGCTGCTACTGGAAGGCATGACGGCCGGCGTCTGGGATCTGTTTTTACCAGCACGCTTTACCTGGATCGAATTCAAGCGCGCGGACGGCGGACGGCTAAGCAAAGAGCAGCGCGCGTTTGGCGAGGCACGGATTGCCGAGGGCTACAAATGCATGGTGGCATGGGGTTGCGCGGACGCGCAGGCGCAGCTTGAGCACGGCATACGAGCGAGCTGGAAAAAGCGCAATAAAAGCAGTTGACCTTTCCGTATTTATGTAATATAGTAAACACATCGGGCAAACATATAGCCCGCAAAAACGGGAGCAC